TTATTTAATAATTACATGTTCCTCATGAATCCAACGATTACCACCAATATCTATTGCGTCGCCAACTCTTCCCCAAATACGATAAGGAGTAGAACCGTCAATATTTCCAACATGGTTAATACATTCTGGCTCACTATGAACTGCAATCCCCCAACCTACAGGATATTTAGAATGCGCATAGAACCATTTCACATCAAAATGTTTTAGGTAAGCCCACTGCTTTTCATTCCCAAGGCAGATCATGTCTTTTTCTCCACCACCCCAGTATCCTTTCTGGATTAAGTAAGGGATTTTTTGTGTAATACGTCCAGCAAAAATAGGATCAGCAGGATTTTCATATAGATTCACACCATAACCAGCATCGTATTTCGATGTTGCATGTCCAATTCCCTCTTTTTGAATAGGCTGAATTGGATCAATTGGATTTAGTTCATTACCACCAATAAACCAAGATAATGACTTGTCTCCATTTAGAACATTTAAGTCAACTTTTCCTACACCATCAAGCCAACCGCCTGTTTCTCCGTCTGCATATTGCCATAGATCACACGCATAGGCAGGTTTATTACTTCCATAACGAGGAATCCATAAAAAGTCTGCTTTCACCTTATTTAAACCATATTGATTGTACATATGATGTGATACATAAAATCCGACTTTCCAGCCTGCCGCTTTACATGTATCAATAAAAGCTTGAGAAGCAGCTGCTAGATTGTCGGGGCCACAACTTTTTAATGTATCATCCTCACAATCTAGCACTAAGAATTTAGCATTTGAATTTGTTCTTTTCATAAAATCGTTCGCTTCCACAATTGCATCATTAACAGAAACATAGCATCCATACGCATAGGCAGCATGTGGAATACCACGTTTCTCTAATTGCGCTACATGTTGTTTATATAATCCATCTACTGTATCTGATCCATATTGAACACGGCAAATCGCTAAACTAACTTGAGGAGCTAATACATCCCAATTAATACTGTCATTCCATTTTGAAATATCGATAATATGTTTTTTCATTATTGAACATCTCCCTTTTTATCTTCTTATTTTTGTTTACTACCTAAAATTTCAACCGCGTTTGTCAAAGCTTGTGGAAGTGGGATTCCCATACGACCAGCATTTTCTAAAAGTGATAATAATTCATTACCGATAAAGAAAAAGATTGTCGCTTCACGAATTGCGCTATTTGTGCCCAAAACCGCATCTGCTTGAGTAGCTGCTGCAACCAAAAGAAAAAGCACCACCTTTTTGGCGATGCCTTTGAAACCTACTTTACTTTTTAATTCCCCGTTGAATCCTGCTGCAATCATTCCAGTTAAATAATCAATAACTGCCATCGTCACTAAGATTTTCAATGTTGCATCCCATCCTCCTAAGAAATATCCACAGAAGCCACCAAAGGTAGCTATAAACGTTTTTATGAATACGTCAATACGTTCCACTTGTTTGCCTCCTTTTTTATACTAAATAATTGATTGAAAAATGAATAGTTTTGTCAGTAGTGATGTTGTATATTTTTACATTACCGCCAGTTTCTACGTTAAATTCACATATAGAATAAGGTGGACCAGCAATAATAACAACATCTGTTATTTGTTGAGCAGGTCGCAATCCAGCTGGAACATTGAATACAACTTGCCCTTCTTTTATATTCTTTAAAGAGCCTATAACGGAAACTTGGTCGCCACTTCGTTTCGCTCTAGTAACTTGTCTTCCTTCAACGTTTGAAGCGTTAGTGATTGACATCTGAATCCAATCTATATCGGTAGATCGTTTAAATCCTTGTACAGTAAAATCCCACCCTACAAAATCCTCTCTTGTGACATGATTTGTCCACCCTGTCCACCCGTTATTTCCGTTTAGATAATTTGTATAAAATCCACCTACACTATCTTTAGCGATTACAAAGCCAATATTATTCTGATTAAAATAAGAAATTCCCCTCCAAGGTTTGCTCGATGGAATTGTGTTTTGCACGCCTGTAGCACAATAAATTGTATTCATCCCAGCACCTTTTGCAGCTATTTCGTCGAGAATGTTCTTTGTGGTATCACTAACAGAAATAGTTTGCCCACCTGATTCAGTTGTGATCTTTGGTACTTGAACACCTTTCTCATTAATTAATGTTGTTAACTCTACAAATTTGTTGTTTGTATCTGTAATTTTCTTATTTGTATCATCAATTTCTTTTCGATATCCTGCCACTTGTTCTATAGCTTTTTCAAAATCAGAAATATAGTTTTCTATTTTAATATTTCCTTCTTTTACATCTCGCTTTAGCACAATTCGGATATCAGGGGTACTCGTTCGTTCAGCGTTTTTTTCCATAACAAAATAAGCAGTCCAATCAGCCGAAGTTGAAACTGCTTGAGATGTAAAAGTATATGAAAACACACCATTTTTCGCATCAATTAATTGAGCATCATCACGAATGAATGCCCCTGTATGATTTGTCGCTTCATATTTGATTGCATATCCTGTTAAATCAACGCTTCTCCCTTTTTGCTTTAGATACACAATGAGTTTCAAACCATTTTTATCATTCTGCCGAGAACGAATTGTTTTTGTAAATACTGGATCATCCAAATCTACAATAATTTCTTCCTCCCTCATCTACTACAACACTCCTTTCTATAACGTTTTTCTTTTACGTGTCTAATTGGTCCTCTGTTGCGTTTCGTTCTGTTTCTATGTTTTACATTACCTTTCGTTTGTATCGGCTCTAACTCTCGAATTCTATCATCTGTTTTTGTTACATATTCCTGAAATCCTCTTGTAAGTTTTGAAATCATACCATATATGCCTACACCTGTTTCTTTTGCTTCGTTAGAAATAACAATACCAAAATGAGTGGGAATATCATTTGTTGTTAAAAGTGGCTCTCCTTCTTCACGATTCATCCTCATTTCATAAAGTTTGGCAACATCTGTTTTGAGGTTATATTGTTTTATATCCCAATTCATTACCTCATCTAATACATTAAATTTAATGTCTCGGATATTGGTTTTATATTTTCTTTTTGAAGAGACTTTAAAGTCCCCTGCAATAATGCCACCATAAAATGAACCTGTACCACTTTTCACTTGAAGATATCCATTTTCATAATCCGAATTACGCAACATACAATATTGCATGATAAGATCTGTGTCTCCGCCAGAAGAAGCGTCAATAGACATAAGCCTTTTACCATTTTTATGATAATAAAATCTTTGACCAGCGGTGAAATGCATATTCCCATTTGTAGCTTCAGCAATAAAATCATTTTTTGCTTTTGCTGCAAAGTTTGTACCTGCTTTTATATCGAAGTATGATAATTGGGATTCCATTTGCAAATATTCCTCTGCTTTTACGTTTATATCGCCATTTTGACCAAATTTAATAATGGCAGGAAAATATAAGTCTGTATTACTTCCACCAATATAACCTCGTGTAATTCCTATCCCTGCTGCTTTAGGATAAATATTTGAATACTGATAAAGTGCAAGGGCTCCTTGTGAAGCTGTATTGTCATTGTCTCCACCTATAAGTAAAGTGGGTTGTAATTCATTCCTCGAATTTTTGTAATATCCTAAAAACATACGAGTTATATCATTTTCCATAATTCGCATGAATTGTTTAGATATACTTACATAGTTTTTGGTATCATCCGATCTTAAAGTAGTACCACTAATCTCTCCGCCTTTAACTAAATTACCTCTAAGTGTTCCAGCTGTTATAAAATCAGCGACAATTCGCCCATCATATGTAATGGCAGTTTCATATGGGCCATTTACTCCCCAAGGGGAATATCCTAATCCATTGATGTTCCACTGCCAAACCTTTGAAGCGGTCATTTCGGATTTTGTGTCCATTATCAAAATACGATCAGGATAAACCCTAACATGTCCCCCGAATCCAGAGTTAATAAGATTCGTCGCATTTTCTTTTGCTGCATCTAATATAGAACCAGGCATATCCTTTAATTCATCATGCATTTGATCCACTTTACCTGACATATCAGTGAAATTTTCTTTAAAGTTACCGATTGTTAAATTTATATATTCCTTCTTTATTGGATCATATTTATAAGAAATAACTTTAGCCTGAATATCGATATTGTCTTCCACATGCTTGACAGTAACGATATCCCCCATATATACACGTTGTAAAATAGCATAATCCTTATACTCTTCTGTTTGAGATAGTTCTTGAAATTCAACTTTATATGTCGCTTTAGGTTGGTCAACCCTTTGAACTTCAAACATATCATATGCTGCCCTACGCAAAAGTTTATAAGCTTCCTCTAAAGGAACTGCATCATCATCATTTGCGTTCTCACCAAGAGCTGCTTTTATATCTTTGAATTCCACGACTCTTATCTTTGGATGAGGATACTTATTTATAAGTGGACTGTTTACATACTTTTCTGGTAAAAATAATCCGTCAAATCCTTGTGGCATAATTTTAGTAATCGGGCTCTTCCAATCCACATCACCCTCATAGCCTAGTAAATCCTTTTTGTGTTGAATAACAACACCACGATCCATACCACGACTTTTGAGCATTTTAACATCAAAATTATCTCGTTTTAATTCTCCGCCCCACCGATTGATAAAAGAATTATCTAAGCTCGTATCTAACATTGCTTCAACTGGATTTTTCCTTACAATACGTGCACTTGCTATTGTTGGAATATCAGAGTAAAAAGTAAAAGGATGTTTATATTGGCATCCTGTTGATAAACGGCTCATTGCAGCATTACCGTTTGTGGTTTGAATGAAGATATCTTCTATTAAATTCTCTGTTAGATCATAAAAGATGTGATAACACTGTACAGTTAGCTCTCCCATACTCGGTTTAGGGTTCACAACACGGAATAACTGGTCACCATCTGGCGTGGGAACCTTAACGATACTCATACCATCGATATCTATTCCATATGGAGCGAATAACGGATAACTAAATGTAAATGCAAATAAACCGTTGAGCTCTTCCTCAACAGTTGCATTGTAAATATTCTTATCCAGAATACCGATTCCATTATGTGTGAAATCAGTCTCATTTGGTTTATATAACGTAATCATACATATCGCCACCTTGGCTCAACTATAATTTTAGTAACTGTTTCAGACCATGAAATTGAATTTATCTCATCTGCAAAAAGTGGAAATTCACCTATCATTTTAGAATTCATTGACGTTGTTCCAGCGTATGCTTCTAGAATCTCTGAATCGATGGTAACGGAATTACCCACTCCTTTTATTCGAAACGATATATCATTAATGGTAACCGTTATATCACCACTACCGTAAATCTCTAATTTCGGATCTGATTCTACTGTTCCAGGATTCAAAATACTTTCTTGTTTTGTTAATACAATTGGCACTGTTGTAACATATTCAAAAGGATCAAGTGTAAATTCCACTTCAAACTCTCCATGTTCTTCAATATCATTAACGATATCCCCGATTTTTACATGTTTTATTTTCCGGTACACTTCATCATCAGTAAAAAACAGTGTTTTCCCATTAATAAATAACGACTTCGCACGTCTTATTAATGGTTTTATGTTTTCATTTTCAAGTACGTTGAATTTGACTTTAAAAGGGACATTTTTATACGCCCCTTTCTTTGTAAGCGAACCATGTCTACCAGGAACAATTATATGCTCTACCTCTTGTTCGGCGGTTGGAATAACTGGACGACCTACCATATATACTCCGAAACTACTTACTAATTCATTGTCAATTCCCATGTCCAGCAATTTAATTCCTCCCTATCCCTATTTTTGCATTACGTCCCCGTTGAGCAAGAACACTATCAATCTCTTCACCCATCAGTTTAATATCCCTATCATTTCTTACAATTGGATTATTAATATTGATAATTGTCGGCTCCTTTGACATAGTTGCTGCAATACCTTCACCGATTGCACCTAATGTCTTTGCATTTAAAGGTAAAGCTGCTTCTGGTCCTGCTTCTCCTGCTCCTTGGAGACGATCACCATTCATACCGAAAATAGTAGGACGTGTAAAAATACCACCTTTTGCACGCCACTGTACATCGAAACCAGTTGGATACTTAATTTCTTTTCCCATAATGGTCTTTGTGTCTGTTGTTAAACTAAAATGCGGAAGTTTAGGCATTTCAGGTTTAGGGATTTTTAGCTTCAAATTATCAAAGAATCCTTTGATTTTTTCCACAAATTTTTCTACCTGATTCACGGCATCTTTTATTGGATCAATAATAAATCGCTTCGCTGCTTCAAACTTTTCTTGTGCTGCATTCTTCACAGAATCAAATTTTTCTTTGGCTGAGTTATATAAATCGGTAAATTTTTGCTTGGCTTGATTATACGTTTCAGTTACTGGATCAATCACATATTTCTTCACCAAATTCCAAGCTGAAAGCGTGTAAAATTTGATTTTTTCCCAGTTTTGCAATATCCAATTTGCTAAATCATTAAGCTTTTCCTTCGCTGTATTATACGCTTCTTGAATCGGTTGTATAATATATTGCTTGCATAAAGCCCAGGCAATTTGTGTTGCCAACTTCACTATTTCCCATTTTTCACTTAACCAACTAACCAATTCGCCAATTTGCTTACTCATCCAGTCATACATTTCTTTCATGGGGTCAATAATATATTTAGATATTAAAGCCCAAGCAATTTGCGCACCTGCCTGTATTAACAACCACCCTGCTTCTAAAATGGTGGAAACCGCTGAAATAATAGGATCTAAGACTGTGAGAATGGTATTCCACGTTTCCTGCCAGGCTTGAGTCAATGCCCCCCACAATTCAGATGCAGTCGTGACAAGATTCGACCACCAAGAAGACGCTGTTTCGACAATTCCAGACCATAAATCACTAAAAAATTGAGCAAATGGATCAAAGAAACTATGTGCCATTTCTAAAAATGAAGACCAGGCTTCAGAAAAATAAGAAACTGTGGAAGACCATCCATCAATACAAACCTGGACTAATCCAGACCACAATTCACCAAACCAGGTGGAAAATTGAGACCACTTTTCAGAAAGCCAATCGGTTATAGCGCCCCAATTCTGAAACACTAAAATAATTCCTGTTATAACCGCTGCAAGACCTACGATAATACCGATTATAGGTAGCAAAGCAACATCTAACGCCATAAATGAAATTGCTAATGCTGCTACAATAGGTGTTAATATAAGGAAAGCAACACTTAACACTCCGAGTACCCCAGCAAATAGCTGGACTGGTTCTGGTAATTTTGTAAACCAATCTATTAATGATTTAATCCCTTCAACTATTGGTGGTAAAACATCTTTAGCAAGTTCAGCCATCTTCTTTCCAAGTGGTTCTAAAGCTGCTTGCGTTTCCCTTAATGCTTTCTGAAATTGTTGCCCCAAAGATTCTTCTTGAAGCTTTTTCATTTCATCCATACGACCATTTACATCCCCAAGACCACCATGAACGTTATTTAAGCCTAGTACTGCTGCCGCTCCCATGTCTTCCCATTTCACGCCAAATAAAGCGACACCAATTTGGTTCGCTTTTACTTTGTCATCCATCTTTTGAAGATCACCTAACACCGCATTAAACACATCTGCTGTAGTTCCTTTTCCTTCATTAAAGGATTTCCATACTTTCTGAGTTTCTTCAGATAAATCACCAAATCCCTCAGATACACCTTTAGATCCATCTTGTACACGAATACCGAATTCTTTCACAAGGTCATTAATATAATCGAGATTGTATGAACCATTTTTAGTCCCATTCGCAAGAATGGTAAACATTTCATCAGCACTAAATCCAGCTTGTTTAAATAGTGGTGCATATTCTGAAAGGTTATCAAATAACTCATCTGAATAATTTAGACCTTCTTGAGCACCTGCAGCAAGTAAATCAAATGTTTCTTGTGTTGATAGTCCAAATTGTGACATTAATTGCCCTGCACCACGAGTAGCCTCGTTTAAATCCACATCATAAAGCTTTGCAAGTGTTAAAACATTCTCTGATGCACCTTGTAATTCTTCATATGGAACGTCACGCATATTTTGATAGACTTTTATCAGTGCATTATCTACCTCTTCAAGATTTTCACCAAATCCTTTTTTCCAAGTATCGACTGCAATTTTTTGAAGGTTTTCTGCACCTTTTCCAGTCAATCCTAATGAAGCTTGAATTTTTCTTTGCGACCCATCAAATTCTATAGCGATACCTACAACTGCTTTACCAAGTTCAATCAATTTCTCTGACATTCCTTGAAGAACTTCACTAGCTTGCAAGAGGTTGTTTAAATCCATCTTCTTGTTTAACTCAGCCATACCGTCCGCTGCTTGATCACCACTCCGACCAACACTTTGTAACGAGTTCTCAAATTGCTTCAATGTAGTTTTAGCTTGATTTAATTTCGTTTCAAGTTGCTGTACTTCTGTAGAATTCTCACCATACACACGCTTCGCTGTATTTAATTGCTGTTCTAAATTGTGGACGACTCTATCCGTCATTTCCATTTGCTGACGTAGTTGTTTTTGTGCTAATTCCAACTTATCCGCTTCACTAGCATTTTGACCTAATTCAGCATTTTGAAGTTTAAAAGAACTTGTTAATCGTTTTTGTTCCGCTTCAAGTTTCTTAGAATTCTCTTGTAAATCAAGTAAAGTTCCACGTGCTTCTCTCGCTTCAACTGCCTGCTCTGAAAGACCATCATTCACTCTTTTCATTGCATTATTAAGAGAAGTTTCGGCACGTTCTGCATCAAGCAATTTGCCATACATCTTATTAAGTTGTTCGACTGTTGTATTGGTATCCTTGGACATCGCTTGATATTCGGAACGCAACATAGCTGTACGTTTCTTAGCTGCTTCCATTTGAATTTCAAGTTTCTTCTTTTCAGCAAGAAGTTTATCCGTCATAGTAGCATCTTGACCCATTGCGGCAATATGATTTTTATATTCCTTTGCTGCATTATTCATAACCATATTGATTTGTTTCAGTGTCTGAGCATACTGAACTTGACCATCCATTTTGAAATTAAGAACGACGTTTCTTTCTTTATTATTCCCTGGCATTTTCTCACCTCATTTCTTAATAGAATGGTGTTTGATCTAATGTGTAGATTTGTTTTGGTTTCTTTTCATTAAGTGCATCCGGATTGTTATATCGAAGATGCATAATGAATTGTTTTAAAAAATGTGCAGGTGTGATTTTCCAAAAGTCATCCATACTTAAACCCAGCAACGTATTACCAACATAAAAGTAAAAATCCCAGTCTAATTCAGACTGAGATTCATCATTTTTAGTCAGTATGTTTTTTACTTTTTTTCTTGCTTCAACTTCTCCATATCAGAATGTTGGAAGTTTTGACCGTTGAAAATTTCGAATACTACTTGAAAAACACCTGGTACATCATAAAGTGGGATTGCATTTTTAATTTCAGTTGGCGTACACTCTGTACCCCCACTTCGCACCATTGCATAAATTAAAGAACGCATTAACCTGGCTTCATGTTCTCCTAAACTGAATTCTCTTTTTGCCACCATATCATTCATTTCTTGTTCAAATTCATGATATGACTTCCCATAGGATTCTTCCACATATGGGAATGATTCAAACGTAAAAATAACAGGGATATCGACACCCTGTATTTTGATTTTATTTAAATTTATTTCAACATTAACTAAATCACTTAAACGTGCCATGATTACCCTCCTTATTTATCTGTCGAAGTAGTTCCGCTAAGTTGTGCCAATTGAGATTCATCACAAATAACTTGTTTTAAGAAGTCTTCAATTTTAATTCCTGCTGCAGTAGCATCACCAGTATCTAATTCAGCCATCGTAACATCATTAAATAATAATGGATCAGCTGTAATTTTGTATGCAATATCATCCACAGTCATTTCTTCATTTTGTGTTTTCCAAGATTCTTCTATTGGAGACACTGTACATTTCGGATACCAACGTAAAATCTTAGTTCCATCATTTAATGGAAAGACAACACCAGTTGCGAATTTAGGATATTCCTTTGCTTTTGCGGTTTCAAAAGAGACACCTTTTTTACGCACTTTAGCGAAGATTTTATCCTTTACTTCACGGTTTAATCCAGCAAGGTTCAACGCTAACTCAAATGCTGTGTTTTTTTGAATATTAATGATTTTTTTATTTGATGCCCATTTAACAAAGTTTGAAGATGTCGTCGAAATTGTTAAATCTGAAATGTTTGTTTGCTGATAAATTATTTCTTCATAAGTTGGCAAAGCATTAGATGTTTCATTTCCTTTCATCATACATAAATACAAATCTTCGATACCTACAGTATATTGAATTTCTTTATTTTCAATTGGCATGTATATCATCCTCACATTCTATCAATTATTCTTTGAAGCAAAATGTCTGCTACTTTGTCACCTTCTGCATCAAACGTATTTTGGGAAAAGTGCAAACCTTTCACACGACCTTTTCCATTTGCCTTTTTATGGCCATGTTCAGCTAAAAACCAATACCAGGCCTTGTCTTCAAATTCCACAGCGATATGATCACTTTTCACAACTACTTTCAAGCTATTTCTTAAGTGAGTTTGCTTGTTTTTATTCGACATTTTGATTCTTGGCTTTAATTTACCCACAAAATACTTAGCTGCTTCTTCTAATACATCCATGCTTACTTCTTTATTCACCCGTAGTAACGTATTGATATCTTCTAAGGCTTCAGCGAAACCATTGTTATTAGAAGCCATTACTGGATACACCTTACATTTGTTATAAACTGTGTGATTGTATCGTCATTTTCGTCATAACCCATTCCCTCAAATTGAGAATAAGAAACACCAGCCTCATTAAAAACAGCCTTTAAAGGTTCGTAATCTTTTTCTGTACCTTTTGTAATGACTGCAATTTGATACAATGGCATAGACTTTAAAACTCTATTAGAAGCCCGTTTATGCTGTTCATTCACAAATTCATACACAATGTAAGGATATTTTGCTGTTGTAGGAGCTTCATCACGATAAACTGGGATACCAGACTTTTTCATGATGTCTCGCAATTCTTGAAAGCTAATTTGCATAAGATAATGACACCTCCATCATCCGGTCTTCTTCCCGTACATAAACACGCTCAATATTGTAAATACGACCACCAACTTTCACACGATAATCCTTTTGATTGCTTTCAATATTTCTATCAATACGAACTTCAATTTTCTTTACAATTTCATTGGTATCTTTCGTTGTAAATTTGTCAGTAGCGGTAACTCCAATATTGTTATAACGAATTTTACGTTCTAATGGATATCCCATAACAACACGGTCTGTTTCTGGATCAATCGTCTCTCCTAATTTGAGTAGATCTCCCATCCATTTGAGTTTATTCGTCTGTCTCTTCGCCATCATAAACCTCCTGGACAAAGAACGGTGTCATTGCATCGAGTGCCTGACTTAATTCTTTTTCAGCTACACGATATCCATAGAAAATACCAGCACACATAATAACCAAGTACTCAACTTCTCTTCCACATGCTTTTTTTACATACCGTTGACCTTGTTTAATATAAGAAGAGAGCATAGACTCATCCATGCCCTCTTCCCAATGAATATGAGATTTTAATTTCTCAATTAAATCATCCATATTAAGCTCCAGTAGAAGCTTTTAAAACATACTTATAAACTGGAACTTCAAATGGTGAATGAATTAGTTGTGCATCTAGTAAGTTCCAGATACGGAAACCTACACGGTTTGTACGTGAGAATAACTCAACTAATTTTTGTACTTCTAACGATCCAATGACATCTTGAATGTAGAATTTAGAGAAGTCACCAAAATAGAATACTGGCGTATCTGGTGAATCAGGAATGTCAATTGCATCCTCTTCTTCAACTGGGAAGCCTAATAATGTATAACCAATTCCACCTTCCGCTTGATTAAATGGACGCAGTAATGGGAAACCGTCAGTTGTTTTCATTGTTTCAATTTTTGTTAGTGCTGCCGTATTTAATACCCATCGTGCTTTTTTACGTACTTCTTTAACAGGTGTATTTTTCATCTTTACCAATGCATCATAAAGATTTTTTTCATCTGTTTTAAATTCAACAGCTTTCTTTGCTAATGCACCATCATTTATGTTATTAGCTTCATCGCCATTAACCATATATTGAGTTTCTTTACGAACATAAGCTTTCTTTAATTCATCCATCACGATTTGCTCAATTGGTAAACCAGTGCGTGCTAATAATTTTTTCGTTACAGTTGCAAGCGCATCAAACTCTGTTGGAGATAGTTCGATTTCATCGAATTCAATATCCGTTTCCGGAATTTCATTATTTGTTCGCTCATTTTTATGCCCTTGTGCTTCCGCCTTTTTAACTAAAACAGGATACTTAATATTTTCTTTTGTTTTTACTCCTGTTCCTAATCGACGTAAGAAGTTTTCTTCTTGAGCGTACGTAATAATTTCTTTACTTAAGAAATCTGGAATTGTAACAGAACCATTACCAGTCACTAATCCTAATGCACGGGCTTCCTTTTCATCAATATTACCTACAATGTAGTTAGCAAATACGGAACGAATTTCCGTTTCTTTGTTTACACGATAACCTTTAGTAGAAAGAGCTGCTGCGATAGATGCTGAAATAGCGGAACGTTGTTCTTCTGATAGTTCAGTTTTTGCATCGGGATTTTCTTTTGCTGCTGGATCTTCTTTTTTATCTGGATCATCGTCTTTCTTTTTGTCTGGATCTTCTTTTTCTTCCGCTTCTAGTTTCGCTAATTCATCAGAAATAGTTTGTACTTCTTTTGTTAATTGCTCTACTTCTGCTTTTACGGCTGCTAATTCTTCTGAACGAACTTCATTTTTTTCTACTTTCCCTTGTAATTCTGCTAATCGAGATTTCGTTCTTGTTAAAGATGCGTTTAAGATTTCTTTTAAATTCATGTTAATTTTCCTCCAAGACCTTTTTTATTTGTTTAATAATGTTGTTTCTTTCTTCGGTATCATCTTCCACAACTGTTTTTACGGCTGCTTCTTCACTTCTCATTTCAATCATGGCTGTATTTTCGCCCCTGGTTTCAATTGAAGTGGCAACATATGCTGGTGTCATATCCAAAATAGAAACTTCTAAAAGTTCTAATTCTTCAATAGATCGTTTTTGAACACCAGATTCACCTTCTTCCCATGAATCCTTTTCAGAAACAAAACCAAATGACCAACCACGCAATTCTTTATTCCTTGCCTTCTCAATCACTTGTTCATCTGTAACCGTAGCAATAGCTCTTAAACCAATGTTATCTTCATACAATTCCAGATTTCCGTTTTCAATAGAACCAAGATTTCTATTCTTATCGTGGTTAAAAAGTAAGTCCACATTCTTTGCTTTCTTTAACGCTTTTTCAAACGTCTTAGGAACAATTCTCTCTTTGAAATACCCCCTCGGAGAAGGCAACATTCGACTTTCTCTATCCACAACATTTACATAACCATCAAGTATGACTTGATTCCCTCGAACCTCAATTTTCATTCTCTTCACCTCCTCCCACTGAACCATCTACCGCTTCTTTCTTGCCAATTTCGGTTAAATCATTTGAAATATAAATAGCTTGTGATTCCTTTGTATTTTGTTTAGGGAATCCAAGCATATCGGCAACGTTGTCAGGTGAAGTAATCGCTGTACGCACCAGGTTGTAACCAATATTCGTCTTGTTGCTATAAGTAACAAAATCAAGGATATTAATCTTGAATTTAATTCGTTTCCCTGAATTTTGGCCATAAAAAAGAAGACTCAAATGGTCTTCAAAATTTTTCATTATTGGTCTAACTGCTTTGTTGTGGATATACATCATTGCTTTCTCAATATCTTCTTTGATCAACTCTGTGTATGTATCCACATTTATACCTAAAAACTTACCCAAATCCTTTTTGTATACATTTAGGTATGCTAGGGTTTTTTCGTCGTCTAGAGGGCTTTTAAGCGTGTCAATTGAATACCCTTTTCCAAGTGGAATCATTTTTACAGACCTTGCTTCATCAATTGATTCCAATTGATCTAAAATTGCATTGATTAACTTTGACTGTGCACCATTCTGTGGATTGATATGAGCATCCAAATTTAACAAGAATGCTAATAGTCCACCCTTTTTATATTTGTCAGTTAAAGTTTTCTCAGCTGACATAACGCCCTCGAGTGTATCTCTTCCCAAATCAAGAAGACCTTTTCCTCTTAAATGATCTGCGCCAATATTTTTCACATGACGAATCATAAAAGATGGAATTTCGTGACCACCAATATTAAAATGCTCTACTAAATTATCATCTAGCTCTGTAAAAACATTTGAAGCTAAATGTATTTGAGTACCGTTTAATATAGGGAATGTTTCTCCCTCGAGTAAATAGGTATTTGTCATTAATTTGATAAATTCAGATTGTGTTAAATAATCATTAGGATTCCTTAAAATGCGAAGTGCAATATCAGCTTTAATTTCATTACCGAATTCATCTTCCACAACAATATCAGCCAATACCATTTGATTACTAATATCTTGTAGCAATTCGTAAACATCACTAGATTGCAAGATGTTTGAATCTGTAACATACACTCCGCCGTAACGAATACTTTTTCCTAAAACATCATCAAGATAGCCACGCTTTTCAGCCTTTTTAAATAAATAATTTGAAAACCTATCCCGTAAACCCATTTTTTCACCTTCTTTCTATCTGTAAATTTCACCAATCAAATCATCCATTCCCTCTTCGCTCACATCATCCATAACCATCATGGTTTCTTTATGAGCAACTAAAAAAGCAACAAATCCATCAATCTTCTTTTTGGACTGTCGCTTACTTGGTGCTTTCATTCCGTTAATATTTGTAACTACTACAACATTAAGAGCGCAATAAACAAATAAAGGATTATCGGTAATCAAACGCTTTTCATAAATTAGTATTTCTGAATCATCAAGCATTGCATTCATAACGTTTGGATACTGATTTACTGCAATACATTCTAAACCGAGATTTTCAAGCTTCTCTATTAGCTTTTGAGACATCGCTGGGTCATAGTTTATTTGTTGCACATCGTATAAATCCATACATTCAACGATATATTCCATAACTTGATCCTGGTCAATCATCTTTCCATCACAAAACGTAGCAAAACCTCGTTCAACCATATCGGTATACGGCACATTATCTTCTTTTTCTTTATAATCAATGTTTTCGTTAGGAAGGAAATACATCTGTTTCACTTTCAAAATTGACGTTCCTTCATCATCATGCGAAGGGAAGTTTAAACTTACACATGTTAAATCTGTTGTTTTAGATAAGTCTAATCCTAAATAACAAGTCTCTCCTGTAAGATCACCCAAATCTTCCACAAGAACATGCTGTACTTGATCATGTTCAAAATAATTATCAGCACCATTTACGAAAACATTTAAATGCTTAGAAAGAAATTCGGCTTTTGAATGTGCGGACTGCTTCGCCTTTTTGAATTCAATCTCAAGTTGTTCCATTGTAACGGAAACACCAATATTCGGGTTAACCATTTCCCAAACTTTACGATCTTCCCAATCATAATTTTTATTCGGCTCCCAAATCGCAACAAACAAAGAATCATCATCGTCATTTTCAAGAACAAGTTTTGCATATTTATAAACACGCATACCGACAGATGAAGCACCTTTACCAGCCGTTGAAATATTAAGCATCATTGGTTGCTCACGAGAAATCTGTGCTGACTTCAAGTTGTCGTACATATCCATATTTTCTTGTGCATGAAGTTCATCATTCAACACAAAATAAGGGTTCTTCCCTTCAAGACCCTTAGTGTTTTTCGTTAATACTTTGAATTTATTTTGATATGCAATTCCATTAATGCTATATCGATACATAGCACCGCTAACTGTACCATTAATACCTTTATAAATTTGCGTTGGACTTGCTAAAGGTTCAGAGTTTTCTATGGCTTGTGCAATTGGCTCGGCTGCGTTTTGTGCTTGTTCATAATCTGAAGCTGCACAATAACAATCTGCTCCAAGCTCAAGTTCACCATACATAGCATAGAGCAATGCACCTGCTGCGATAATTGTTTTTCCGTTCTTCTTTGGTACTTGAACATAGGATTCACGAATAACACGAACTGTTTTCCCTTTTTCGTTTTTATGATACCAACCGTACATATTCGCAAAAACAAACATTTCCCAAAGCTCTAATTCCATCAATTGACCCGCAAGTGGCCCTTTAACATGACGAATAAAAGACTGAACGAAATCCAACATTTCATTTGCTCGATCTACATCAAACCAAATATCTTTACGCTTTTTCCACTTCTTATAACGCTCTGCTGCAAGAATGATCGATTTCGGGTATTTCTTTTTATTACGCATGACGTTATTTGCATACTTATCAGCATAGTTAACGCCTGATGTAATAATCATTTAGATTTCCGCCATTTATTCCGATGAGCTGCCAATTCATCTTTTGGTTCACTAGATTGGTTATTCTCTGCACTTTTAGGCGTTTTTTGTACACTTTTCCCTTTATTCGTCATTCCTAGAGCATCTAGCATTTTATTCTTTTTATCATTCCAAGTTTCAACTTGTTGAGCAAGTGGGTGTTTCATTTCATTTGTTGCTCCTGCCTTGTTCTTATGCGTTTTTATAGCTGCAAAACCATCTAATTTCCATTCATCAAACATAGATTTATAAATAATAAAAGCATCTAAATAATTATCAATTAATGGTTCTAAAGAAGGTGTGAAAAGTTCTTCTGCAGTCAATAATTTTATGATTCTATTTCGCTCTTCATCCCTTGCAACATCTAGCATTTCCAGCTTTTTCTTCTTTGACATTCGAGCCATTTTCACACCCCCCTTCATTTTTAAAAAATGGTGCAACTATTGATGTGCCCCCTACGCTACCTATCCTCCCCAGAGGAGAAATTTTAATTTTTGATAGGGGGGCTTCCGAAATAACTTGGAAAAACTTTTTTTGGTTTATCTTCATTTTCTTCGATTGTATGACAAACTGGACAAAGTAATCTCAAGTTATTCTCTTCTAATTTAAGAGTTGGATCTTCTTTGATTGGTATTACATGATGAACATGAGCACGCCTACCAAAGACGAACCTTCCACATCGTTGACAGCAGCCGTTCTCTCTTTCGTATACCTTTGACCTAACATACTTCCATGCATCAGTACGATAAAATGGTTTGTTCTCATGATGATAGATATTCTTCTTGTCCTTCTTTTTCCTTGGTGGCTTATTGCGTTTATGCTCTTCACAATATCTTCCCTTACTTATCTTGTTACGGCAGCCGTTAAAGTCACAGTACTTCATGATAGTAATTCAATGATGTCTTCTTTCTTTTTAACATCGGCTGGAATCTCAATGTCTAACTCATCAGCATACTCACGTAACTCTTTCACAGTCTTGTTACTCAAGATAAGTTCAGTACCTGATTCACCAATTACTTGTCCCTCATTGTTTGCAGTGTAATATCCACCTGTTGCTAATTCTTTATCAGCAATCATACTCTCAGGATTAACAGTTACTTCGAATCCTGGTTCTTCACCAGTCGGAACAAATAGACTCTTCTTCTTTTCATTATCCCAATACTCTGTACCTGATATTGTTTTTCTGATTTCAGTAATCATTTACATTCACTCTCCTGTTTATTTTAAATAGCCTTTTCATATCTTACAAAATAACCCTATTTTTGAAAATTAATTAAATCCATAAAGATTTTATATACTCATAGTGCAATAATAAAAGATAGAAAGGAGGTGACATCGTGCATGCTATTAACAATTTATTCATGCGTTCAGTTCACTTCTTTTATGAACATTTTATCTTATACTTAATCGCCCTAGCTCTTAATGCAACATTCAGTGTTATGCTCATGGATTTTACTCATGATATCCCTACTAGTAAAGGAGCAATTGGCTACCTATTTACTAATCCTGAATATATTATCACCTCAATCCTACTTTCATCCAGTATTGGATTGGTATGGATAATACTTTCGTTTTTACCACTTGCGATTGCTTATGATAGTACAGATAAACTTGCTAAATTGGTTAGAATTTTTCTGGTGGCTATTGGAGTTGCTTTAACAATTACAGGATTCATGTTTATTTGCCGAGCAATCAGCTTATTCGGTCTCTTAATTATTGGTGGTCTTATGGTATTCTTTGCCCTAAAAGCGATATCAGAAGATTAATAATCATCTTATTCAAAAATACTCAAAAGTAATTTATTCCTTATAATACCTTTTGGGTATTTCTTTTTATCTACCGCCTATGTAATTTTCACATAATAAAGATTTATAGATTAACAATTTGTTCTAGCTCTTATTAATCTAATTCCTTAACTTCCTTCGCTTTGATGAATTGAATCATAAGCAGTAAACAAATTGTCACTCCTACACAATATCCAATGAAGCAACCTAACCAAAACATTCAATCACTCCTTACTTTCCTTAGCTACCTTCAAGAACTCTTTCAATCCATCCACGACTTCTTTGTTATTCTCTACAAGCTCACCTTTAACGTAGATATCTCCATTACTTTTCAAGGATACAATCTCTTGCTCACCAACTTTTAAAATGATACTGTCATGCGTTGTATCTCTTGCCAACTTATTCAATTCTCCATCATGCAACGTTAGATTCATCTCTACACCACCTATGTAATTTGTGCATAATAAAAAGCACTCCATAGGGAATGCTTTAATACATAACTATTAAACTTATAATCCTAACTTTTCACCAAAAATTTCTTTTAAATATTCTTCTAAAATATTCGTGTCAAATTTTCTTTCCGACTTTGTACTATACGGTTCTCCATCTCTAACAATAATTTGTTCTATCATTCCAGAATTTCTTTTAATGTCTAAAGTATTACTTTCTATATTTACACTGATTTCAAAGCACGTATCATCTATAGTGATTGATACCGTTTCCCCAGACATAATAATAAATTGATATTTTGGATTCTTCACAGTTCCAATTTCTTGTTTAATCTCATAGAAAAAATCAAAAAGCTCTTTATGTGCATCTATAATAATTTTTTCATCCAAATCTTCTCCTAGATATACCTTTGCTCGTTTTGCAAATTCAGTTTTAAAACTCATGCTCTCAACAACCCTTCTACAATTAATATTGGAATTATAAACCAATATAATTGTAGCATAAGTAGAATGTGGCTTCCTATTAAAACTATTAATAAAAGAGCAACCATGCATCAGTTGCCCTTTCGTCAAAATCTTATGTTATTACTATAATTACGGTAAATGAATTTTTACACCTCTTTCAATCGCCGATAATACACCACTCTCCTGTAGTTGCTTACCTTTATCTCAGAGTCAGCGATTGAAAGAAGAGCAAAAACTCTTCCTAATAACGGTATCATTCAATCAGTACCATCTGCTGGTTTCGGATTTTATCTGCCATCATTATAGATCGTTTAGACAAAATATAAAGGAATCTTTGTGAGTTGTGTTTTCCGCCACTTCTCACAATACAAATATATCACGTTAACTCCAAAACAACCGGCACATTTACTGCCAAAAAGCGGTCACGACTCTGCCATGTTTTTAATTAATTGTTGCTTTAATTCTGTTTAATAATTTTTGGTATAATTCGTTTTCTGTTGACCACTTAATATGACTAAATTGTCTAGTATCAAAATGAATATCTTTAAAATCGTCATCTTTACATGTCCATATAACAGTCTTACCTAGTCCCATCGCATAACCAGCTTCGAAATAAACTCCACCTCTGTGTCCGGTAAAATCTGCAATTACAAATTTACTTTGTCTTATTTTGACTATAATTTCATCAGTTATGTCATTATTATGTTCCGCTTCTTCAATTCTGATAGGCTGGTATCCTGCCTCTTTTATAGCTTTTGTGATTGCATTCTTATATGGACTATCCATTTTTGGACTAAACGACATCGCGACAAATGCCTGCTTAGTATCCGCTTCTCTTCCTTTTTCTAATTCTGCAATACGATTCCACCCTTTCGCTGTAACTGTAATATGTGCAGGGAAATCTGCTGCCGATAGCTTAGATATCTCAATCAGTTCGTCCTGAAATAGTTGGTTCGCTATATATTTCATTTCCAACAAGTGAACACTCTGTACAAAAAATAGAGATTTATCTGATTCACGAATATATACTGGGTCACCTGGAAATTTGGACAATTTAGCTAAGTTTATTAATGACTCATCCAACCTATCAGAAGCACTATCTGGATATTCACTTAATAGATCCTCTAAAAGATAAATAGGATACGGAAATTCTGAAAGATTTTTATCTGGTCGATTAAGAAAAATCATTATTTTTCCCATCCCTCTAATGGCTCTCTTTCTTAAAATTGCAGAAAGTTTTCTCTTCTGCTCTACATTTAATTCAAATCTCGCTTCTTCAGCCATGGAAAATGTACCACAATTCTCACATTTATATTGCTCTACACGTCCTCCTCCCACTCCCACTAATCGTTGTTCCTCAATAGAGTTTTGACAAACCGGACATCTTTCACTCATCACAATCACTACTTTCTTTTTTATAGCATAATCTTAACATATAAATAATTGACTTACCCATATCTTATATTTTGTGTAACTGCCCCTATCGCTGAATCGCTTGATATTCATAGCTTCATAATACTTTCCCTTTTGAGTTACACAACGCATAAAAAATGGGTAATTATAAAAACAAAAAAATAAAAAGGACGTTGCTATATTTTAAATCGCGTCATAGCTTTATCCATTGCATCTTGGTTTACACCAATATATCTTAATGTAACTTTCTCTGATGAATGATTGAATATCTCCATCAATAAAGCGATATTCTTTGTTTGCATGTACATATGGTAACCGAATGTTTTTCGTAATGTATGAGTGCCTATTTCCTTCAATCCAAACTCTTCTGCCGTGCTTCTGAGTATCTTATAAGCCATGCTGCGTCCAATTGGTCTATTCGTACCTTCACGACTTTTAATTACATACTCACTGTCATCTCGTTCTTCAATGTACCAACGTAATTCTCTTTTTAACGCTGGAGTTAATTGAATCCGTTTCTGCTTGCCTGTCTTTTTTTCTCTCATTGAGATATGGTTACCTTTCAAATCGCCTATCCTCAATTTGAGAATGTCACTAATACGTAAGCCTGTATTAATTCCCGTTACAAATAAAATATAATTACGTTCATTGTTTTCCTTCAAATACTCTTTAATCTGCCGTATTTGTTCTAGATCTCGAATAGGCTGGACAAAATTCATTGTTCGTTCCCTCCATTACACTCTTCTGTTTCATATACTTCTAATCTAAGAGCAAAAGCTAAGTTGTAAAATGCTCTGGATTTCCAGCGGCGATATGTACGTTCAGCCATTCCAATCTCGTTATAAACCATATAATCACATACGTCTTCTTCCTCTAAATAACGTTTATTAATAATATCCTTCTGAATATTTCCTGCACGTCCATTCCCTAAGCGATTTAAAAATTGATCAATACGGAATGACATGTTTTTAAGATATTGCTCACGTTTACTACGTTCTATATTCTCTAATGCTACATCTTCTAATGGATTCCCTACGGTATTTGTAGGGCCATGATATCGCACCCCATATGAAGGAGTTACTTTCATTTCTTCCCGAACCATTCCGAACTGTTTATAAATACGTACTTCTTCAAGTAATCTTTCTAGCTTTGATTGAGTAGCTGCACGATCTATTTTAGATAAGAAAGTTAATTGATCCATATATAAACGCTCCTTGTCTATTTTTTAAATAAAAAAGCGGACACCAAACTACAGAGCAATACTGCTAATGCTCTTATAGTTCGGTGTCCGCTGGTTCTTCCAGTAGGACTATATATTCTATATGATTATTCAACTCATCCAAACGAAAAAGTAACGACCTTTTCATTTGTTCAAAATTACTTTATAATGTAAGTGCTAATTAAAAGGATTATTCCTTTATTATTCACATCTTCTTATCGTCTAATTAAGAAGATGTTTTTTTATGCACAAAACGCTTCTTTTAGTTTGTCTAAAAGATATAATTGTCCTTTTCCTGTTAAAAGTGTTGTGGTCCTCGTTAAATCACCATCAATTGTATGAACAATACTTTCTTTTAATTGGAAAAATCCTCTGTCAATATAAACCTGCTGCGGATTATTTTTCTCTCTCCCTCTTTTAATCAGGTACCCTTGCTCTCTAAGCCAATTAAACAATCTATTTCTGCCAATTCTTATGCCTGTATTAGCAAGAATCTTAGAAAACTCTCCAATGGTAATACTGTCACTAGAATGAGCAATTGATTTTGCGAAATTAGTATACGGTCTATCAACTTGAATTTGATTTTCTAAATGAATTCTTCTTTCACGCTCTTCTTTTAAATTAGTTGCTAGTTTAATAAGTGTATCTGGATCTAACAGTACCTCTTCAATCTTTTCAGCTGTTAAAAATCCGCCATGCTTACGAATTGAAGGTACCACTTCGATTGATAACCAATCTTGGAATGCTTCTGCAGCATCGTTACTCGCTTTAAACGCTAACTTGTAAACAAGTGATTCTGGTATTAAATCGCCTTTCCCAACATCTTGGGAAAGATATTTTTGTAAGTAGTTATTCACTGTTGTCCATCTAATATACGTTTTATCGCCTTTCACTTGGGTAAACCCCAAACTTTTAGCGACTTGTTCTACATCAAATAATACCTCTCCATTCTCAAGTTTAACCCCAACTTCAAATAAATTATTTTTAAATGTCTTTAGCATATCCCTTATCCTCCCTTTTCTGATTTTCAATCCTTAATACTTTTTGGTTGAACCATAAAATACTTAAATATAAATATTAAAAACGCAAAAAAGCGGACACCAAACTACAGAGCAATATTACTAATGCTCTTCATAGTTCAGTGTCCGCTGGTTCTTCCAGTAGGACTAAATGTGTAATTGGAATTATTATATCATCTTTTCATATTTTAGTAACTTTTTATTAACAAAGGATTATTTTGTTGAATTCTCTTCGTATTCGTGGATGCAAGCATCACACATCTCTGATACTTCATCGATCCAATCTGTTTCTTCTAAACAATTACTGCAGTGTTTCATTTCCCTCTTCCTCCCTTGAATAAAATTCAATATTTCGTCAATACTGTACAATATTTCGTCAATACTGTAGATAAGCCAGTCTCCAATTCCCCTGGAGTCGAGCAGTTAGTGAAAACTCACTGCTCTTTTTGTTTGTCTGAATAAAATTATAAATCCCGGTCATTCTATAGATAGGCTGTTAAACAGCTATAATCGATTTGTAGAAACCAAACTCTTTCCCTCTTTCCTTGGAGGCGAGCAGTTAGCTTTTGCTAGCTGCTTTTGTAATTTATCTGAATAAAATCCCAAAACTTCCACATAATATCTACAAGCTGTTCAATTCCTGAATAGCAACCTTTTTCTTTTGTTAACAAGTTGCAATGGATCAGTTAGCTTTTGCTAGCTGTTCTTTTGTTTTCACCATTTAAGCAGGGTTTGAATATATTAAATTCTACCTTTCTTTATAACGTGAGCTGGCCACTTACGCTATTTTTACAAAGGGCACTAATTGATAGTGCTCTTTTTAGTTTTGCCTGAATAAATCCCCAATTTCTGTCCATACTTTGAATACGCCAATCTGTAACAATTGATTTCTCCTTTAAAGCGGGGCAGATAGCTTTTGCTAGCTGCTCTTTTGTTTGAGATTAAAATAGCGTTTTGGTTTAAAATGATGCCCTATTCATTTGGACACATTTACCAGTATTTTTACCAAAAAATTCATGATATCGTTAATTAGTCGAGTACGTCATTACTTGACGATTACCCTTAGGAACCCCGCAGACAATCGGGGTTTCTTTTATTTAAATAACGATTTTGTTACACTTTTGTAACCCCTATGGTTAAATGCGTGTGTTAGAATTTATAAGAATTTGCAAATTTCCCTTTGCAAACCCATATATCTTCTGCCCTTGTGACCCCATAATACAAGGGCAGTTTTTAATAAAAAATAAGGATTTTATTTAAATTTCATAAAACCTATCTTTGCCTAAATAGGTTCAAAATTATCTATTTAGCATATATAATACTTTTAAGCAATTTAAATTCTATACATAAGTAATGGAGGCATTAAAATGGGGAGTGTCCCAAATTTACCATCACAACAATCAATCTCCAAAAAACAAATTAATCCTAACAAGAACCTACAAACGAATAAAAAGCTAAGACGTCGTCTTTTATTAGCGCTTGCTTTTATGCTACCTATGGTTATTTCCATTCAAATTTCCATTTATAAGCAAGAACAAATGATTCAAGAAAAACAAATTACACTTAATAAAGAAAAGAAAAGATTATCTGAATTAGAAATTACAGGACGTTATTTTGAAAACGATATTAAAACTTTAACAGAGAGTGAAGAAGGTATTTTAAAGTTCGCAAGGAAATTGTATGGATTCTCCAGACCTGATGAAACTATATTTCAAATAACTGAATAGCTTTTCAATACATAAGCGATTATCATTAATCATGGAACGATTTAATGATAATCGCTTTTTAACAAAATTCTATTAAATAACGCTTTTATATAAAATTCGTACACATTTTTGACACATCGAACATCACAATTACTTGAAAATTCGTGATAATATTAATTTGTCGAATACGCCAAATTTCGACACAGTACGACAATAGCCTCTCCCCTCCGAAATCCTTGCCCCCGCAGGGATTTCTCCTTATATTCATTAATTGTTCACTGAGTCTTCATCCTGAACAAAATTCAAGGTTTATTATTACCCCAATTTCCAACTTGTTTAAAAAAATAAAAGCTAGGCTAAATCAACTCTGATTCTCGTTTTTCAATACGAATTACTTTTTTATTCTTGTATATCAAGGACTGCTCACCATGACCACTTATCGGCGGCTCTATTTGACGAACTTGTCCATCTTTCACGATATAAACCATATTTTCAGCTAAAGAAATTTCCGCTCTCATTTCTGCAATATCTTCTTTAATAATCGCCACATTCACCACTCCCATGATATAATTACTTTGTCGAAAGTAGTCGGGAGTATTCTCGGCTTTTTTATTTGCTTATAAATACTGCACAACATTCTCCGGAACAAACGATTGTTCCAAGGATAGATGAAGCCGTATTGGAATCGGCTCTTTGCTATCCCTTGCTCGCTTACATATCTCTTCAGCTTCTTCCCAATCAAACTGTTTATCCTCCACTCGCTTATAACGCCAAATCCCAATTGTGTAATCCTCAAATAATTCGTAACGATCATCTGGCGCTGTCGTTGGTTTTAATTCGTCAATCGCCTTTGCTTGGCGTGGTATTTGTACAACAACGTCAGCAAAACGTAGTTTAGAATTTAACCGATGAACATGAGCCTTCTTAGGATCAAATGACACAACTCGTTCAACATCAAAAATTGTTAGCTGCTTTGTCATCGCTTGTTCCCTCCAATACCTGCAAGCTTGCAATTAAGATTCCTTCAAGCTGCGTTAATGTTAGTTGATCTAATGTTTGCCCATTAATTTCCGATAGTCCTAATCCCAATAATTTACGAATGATTGCTAGTTTTCTACGCTCTACTTCCTGACGTAACAACATGATTAGGCCTCCTGTTGGTGACTGAACTTCCGCTCTAAATTTACAAACTTACTAAACTCTTTAATGAATGCTAGTTCAACAACACCAACTGGACCGTTTCTCTGTTTCGCTAAAATGATTTCTGTTATGTTTTTATTTTCTGTTTCACGGTCGTAATAATCTTCACGATATAAGAATGCAATCAAGTCCGCATCTTGCTCAATTTGACCATTTTCACGTAAGTCTGAGAGTAACGGCCTTTTATCTTGTCTACTTTCAACAGCACGGCTTAACTGTGATAATGCAACCACACATACATTTAGCTCTCTTGCCATAAGTTTTAGCTTACGACTAATCTCACCAATCTCTTGCATACGATTTCCTTTGTGCTTTGGGTCACCTACAATAAGCTGCAAGTAATCAATTGCGACTAACACCTTTTTGTCTGGGTATTTGCGCTTTAGTTTCCTAGTCTTTGCGTAAATCTCTTGCATCGTTACATTGGCTTTATCGTATATTTCTAGTGGTAAATCATTTATCAAGCCCATAGCCTGACTAATCTTTTCCCAATCCTTTAAATTACATAGCTTTTTAGGGTTTTTTAATTTCGTAGCATCTATATTTCCAGTACTTGAGATCATACGCTTAAGTAACTGTTCTTCTCCCATCTCTAGCGAAAAGACTCCTGTTGCTGTATGAGCACTCGCTGCATGGAAAGCAATGTTTAATACAAATGCTGTTTTCCCCATCGAAGGACGGGCACCGACAATAATTAAATCGCCTTCTTGTAGTCCAGCTGTCATTCTGTTCAAATCATCGTAGCCAGTATTTATTCCCGTTAAATCTCCAACATCAACTTGCATTTTTTTATATAAATCAACGAGTGTTTCCTTTAGGTTAAAATCATCTGAATAACCTGTTTCTTCAATTGCGCTTAATTCATCAATCGATGTACTAATAGCGCTCATATCTCTTTCTTGCTGAAGACGATTATATAAATTACCAGCAACCTCTTGAGCATGTCTCATTTTCCAAGCTTCGATAATTAAACCTTCGTGATACGAAAAGTTTTTCGTCGTTGGAACAACTTCGGTTAAGTTTACAAAGAACGCAATACCACCAATTTGATTCATAAAACTGTCTTCGAATTTCCCCATGAGAGCAACAAGATCTATTGGGACTTCTGCATCCTCTAGTTCTCTCATCGCTTTAAAAATCGCTTGATGTGTTGGATTAGAAAACTGCTTTGGCTTTAGTTGGCAATCTTTAATTAAATCGCCTTCTTGGATAATGCTACCTAAAACACTTTGTTCGGCTTCTGCGTTACGAATCATATCGTTACTCATTGAACAGCCCACCCATTTTGTTGATTAAATGCTGCAAGTTCTGCATCCGTTGGAATGTTCTGTTCCCATGCTTGTTGCTGCTGTATTACGTTCTTAGTAGATTCTGATAAGCCTTTTTGTTGATAAGGAGCTTGCGTCGGCTGTTGCACCTTTGCTAATCGTTGAGTACGGAATGCTTTATCAGCTGCTTCAACATCTGCTACTGTTTTCAATCCTTTAAGATGCCAATCTCGTAAAATTGTATTTACGTAATTCATGTTTCTCGTATTCTTCTCTAAAGCAATTTCCATAGCTTTCACAACGAGCTCTGCATTTAAATCATCTATCCAAGCGTGAATACCATCTGCGATAAAAGGTGTAATGAATCCGAAGTTTTGCTCGTAAAAAGAAATTGGATTAACCTCAACAACTTCTTCCGCGTTTGCGCGTTCTTCTTGTTGTTGTTCTTTTTCTTTTTCTTCTTCTTTTTCTTCTTCCTTGCTAGGGTCTTGGAAGCCCCTTATAAGCCCCTCCAAACGTGCTGATAAATACTCCTTAATTCTTGGAATCTTAAAGTCTTGTTGCATTTCTAATTCCAAGCAAGTTTCATAGAAATCAACTAAAAAATCCTTATCCTTCACAGATTGAATTTCTTTTAAAACGCACTTTTCAATGTTCACATTTTTAATCGGATTGAATTTCAACCAGTTGATTAAGAACAATTCTTTTGTTTTTTGGTTGTAATTAATTTTCCCGTACTCTGCAAAGCGTTCTAATAACTTCATAACAGTTTCGCGGTTGTACCCTGTATCAGTTTCAATGATACGAAGTGGAAGCTCATAGATTCCTGATTGAGACGTCTTACTGTTTGTCATCAAATATAAGTAGAAATACTTTTCCTCCGGTGTAAGATCTAAAACAAATGAATCCTGCCAAAATGAAACATGTACTGGTCTATAAACTGCCATATTATTCATCCTCCCGTTTACATATCGCAAATCCGTCCTCTACACGTAATAAGCGATAATTCTCGTATCCTGTTTTGAGATATTGTTTTACTAAATAATTTAGGTGTTGCTCTGTTACCGCTTGCTGAAATACCTTAGGATTCAGCAACACTCTATGTAAGGTTTTGTCTAGAATCATGCAACACGCTCCGTTGTTATACGAATGCTAATTTGATATAATTAATCCTAAGATCTTTTGCAAAACCATTTATCTATCACTCTGCCAAGTGATAGATTTTTTATTTTCTACGTGTTACTAATGAGGCGTTAACTCCTCTTGCTCTTAAATCTTTAATCACTACACGATAACTCATCGATGCCTCATGTTCTTCTTTTGCATCACGAAGCATTTTAAATTCTTTCATACATCGTTCCAGTTCTTCTTCCCAATGATTTGATTCTTCGGCTGATTTTGCATAAAACATGTTATGAATACATGCAACCATACAGTTATGAAGTTTATTCGCAAATGAAAAGTCTCCTGGGAGAACTAGATCATGAAGACGATCGTATTTATGTGTCATGAATTATCCCTCCTTTCTATTTGAGTTGATGCTGTACACATCGTTACAACCAGAAAGGAGAATCATTTAAGGGGATGGGAGGAACAATCCCTTTCTGGTCATAACGACAAGCACAGTGACTTGTCCATATAATAAATAAAATGGTATAATTACTTTGTAGAATTTATTGCGAGCTACTGTTGTCTAGGCGGTAGCTTTTTCTTTTGCCCATTTATGTTTTAAAGTAAATGATGCCTCAATAATTTTGATTCGAATTCCCACTAACTTTTTCTCTTGTTGTAATTCTCCCGACTTTTTATCATCACCAAATGTTTTAGCTATTTTTATTTCACCAATTAACATTGCATCACAACGAATTAGTTCCTTATATTCTCTTAAACTTGGATTCTTGTAATCTACTGTCATTTACATTTCCTCCTTTACAAAACTTTTGTTAAAGTCATTAAGCTATCCACCGATTGAATAATAACGTTTTCTGACATAGCCTTTTGCAACCAACTTCTTTGTATTTGTTCCATAATGCCAAAATGAACTTGTTCAAGAGCTTGTACTACACATTGAGTAGCTTGAATTGTATCGAATATTTCCTTTGCATGAACTGTGTATTCATGTTTCTTTTTTTCATCAAGCTTCCATGACCTTGTTGCAACTTGTAAGTTCATGATTTCCTTCGCTGCTAAAATTCCCTCTTCAGCTTGTTTAATGTAATTCATCAATTGTAAATTCACATCTTGAGTTAAACGTGGATCTGTAGGTGGTAAACCAACACCATAAATATGTTTAATCGCTTGTTGGTTCAACTTTGCTCCTGTTGCATGGCACCAATCCATCGCAAGCTCAAATTCTGGTTTAGAAAGTCCAGATTCAATACGAGTTAAGCGTTCATGCGTAATACCAAGGTACTTAGATAATCCCTTCTTTGTTTTTAGCTGAACATTATCACAACATTCTCTAGCATTCTGTAATAATTCCCCTATTGCTGAATTGCAGTATATGCTTGTTCCCATATCTGTTCGCCTCCATATTTAGTTTTCAAATGGTTACAATGAATTTAGTACATATGTAACTTGTCTATTTCTCATATAAAAAGAGAGGAACTATTCCTCAATGTTTTCTTTCACTTGCATTTCTTTGATGATGGCCCAACCAGCCTTGTAATATGCTTGAAGGAGTTTATCAATATCCTTTTGCGATTTTGGCTCAGGAGCCACAACATGAACTTTCGTTTTTCCAAATTCATAAGTCGCCGCATATTCTTCTTGTTGACTCATGGTGTCACCTCTTGAAGAGCTTTTTATATGTTTATGCGATGGATCTGTTGGTACTGCCATGTTAGTTGCTGTCATTTTTTCACCTCCAGAAACATTTCGTTTCCTTTTTAACTAAAAAAAAGATCATCAATTGTAGTTTTATAAAAATCAGCTATTCTTTTAGCCAATTCTAATGAAGGCGTCCTATCACCACGTTCAATTGCCCCTAGCATTTGAGGAGTAATTTTCAAATGCTTTGCTACGACTAATCTTGATTGATTACTTCTAAATTCAATCATTTTATTTCTTTTTTTATCCAACATTCCACCTCCAAAGAAACAATTCGTTTCCTCACACCTCTAATATAAAGAAACGAATTGTTTCTGTCAATATTTATTAGAAACTTTTTGTTTCCTTTGTGGATTTAGAAACTAAACGTTTCTATAATTAATAAAAAGCGCCTATTCTTATTTAGAAAGAAGGAAGAATTTATGCTTGGAAAAAAGATTTCGGAACTTAGAAAAAAACAAAAACTAAGTCAATATGAACTTGCTGATCGCTTGGGCTTTTCAAGAGGAAAATTGGCTAATTATGAGCAAGGTCAGCGTGAACCAGATTATGATACTTTAAAGAAAATCGCAGACTTTTTTGAGGTATCAACCGATTATTTGTTAGATAGGACACAAACGAAAGAAATGGTTTCTAATAATCCATCTAAATTATCGATTAAGGAAGAACGTGATATCGCACGTGATTTAGAGAAAACATTAGAAGAGCTAGAAAACAGTGATGAAGCGTTAATGTTTGATGGAGAACCAATAGACGACCATACAAAAGAAATGATTCGTATTTCTCTGGAGAACTCAATGCGCATGGCAAAACAATTAGCAAAACAAAAATTCACTCCAAATAAGTATAAAAAAGATTGAACGGAGCGAGAAATGGAAATTAAAGAATACGCACTCAAAATCGCAGAAAAACATGAAACAACAAATCCATTTGAAATTGCTAGACGAAAAAATATTATAGTGTTGTTTGAAGACCTTGGGAATACTCTTGGTTTTTACAACACATATAAACGCTTTAAATTCATTCATATCAATAATCAAATTGAAGAAACAACTCAACAATTTGTTTGTGCTCATGAATTAGGACATGCATTACTTCACCCTAAAGCAAATACTCCTTTCTTGCGTAACCAAACTTTCTTTTCCGTGGATCGCTTAGAAGTTGAGGCAAATACATTTGCTGTGGAATTATTACTTACTGATGAAATAGTTTCTGAATATAAAAATACCAATCTATCTATTCAAGAGGTTGCGGAAATCCATGGGATTCCAAGAGGATTTGCTCGTTTAAAAACGTATTAATATAAATTGAAAGGTTAGGAGTTACATAGATGAAAATCTTTGAATTCATATCTTGGATTTAAAATTGAAGATCAGTCTTTGAGTAAAAAGTTTAATAATCCATATGTATATGATAAGAAAAAACGTAAGTATTTCTTTGAGAGATTCGTTACAACCTACTAAAATAAAAAAGGAAGGAAACAAGAACATGGATATAAGTTTATTAAATAATACTGATTTTTTCAAAGCTCTTCCAGCTGTTAATTTATTAATAAATTTATCACTGACTATATTATTTGGTTCAGCTGTTTTTACGTTTAGACACTTCTTCTTAGTGGCAACAACCTCTCATGTAGATCGTCTCTTTCTTGACAGCACGCAACAAAAAAAAATAGACCTTTCTAACTTTTTTGTTGGAGCATTATTTATGTGTTATACGTATGGTATTATAAGTGCAACTTTCCATTTTAATTCTTATAATACTTTAATGCATAACAAAGATATATTGCGTTTCTTTCTCTTAACTTCCTTAGTTATTTTAATTTTTATTTACCCTACTTTTAGTACGGTAATTTATAAAAAGTTAAGAAAATGTAATCCTAATAAAATTATAAGAATTAGAAAATTAATCAATTACTTAACATTCTTATTCGTTTTACAAGTTTTAAGCGGGGGAATCTTTTGGTCATTTTGTTTTAGTGGTATTGTACTAAATTCAAAAGACCCACAATTATATTTTATAATTGTAATATTATTCATTATGTTAATTTTCTTACATACTAACTCATTAATGAAAATTTACAGATTATCTCGCCCTAAATACCAAACAAAAGAAATAACTAAAAAACAATTAAACGAGCTTCAAGACAGTGTACCGTTAATCCATATACATATAATTGATGATAAAAGAACTCTATGCATTCAAGCTGATAAAAAGCTTAAAGATCATTTTTATGTATGTGATTTTTCTTCAGAAGTATACCTAGAGTATACAATACACGAACGCTTTACTTTAAATTAATCATTAACATAGCAATAGAGCTCCTATCCAGGAGCTTTTCTTATACCGTTAATTCCATTTACTTCTTCTCTCTCTATTTCTCGTATAATAAACTAATAACAAGGAGGTCTAACCATGAAAACCGCAATCTACCTAAGAAAATCCCGTGCCGATCTTGAAGCCGAAGCACGTGGTGAAGGCGAAACTTTAGCAAAGCACCGCACTACCCTGCTGAAAATAGCGAAGGAAATGAACTTAAATATTTTATCTGTCCGTGAGGAAATTGTTTCTGGCGAGAGCTTAGTGAAACGTCCTGAGATGTTAGCGCTGCTTGAAGAAATTGAAGATAATAAATATGATATTGTTCTTTGTATGGATATGGATCGTTTAGGTCGTGGTGGTATGAAAGAGCAAGGAATAATTTTAGAGACGTTTAAACGCTCTAATACGAAGATTATGACGCCTAGGAAGACTTATGACCTTAATGATGAATGGGATGAAGAATATAGCGAATTTGAAGCATTTATGGCACGTAAAGAATTAAAGATTATTACACGTCGTATGCAACGCGGTCGTATCGCAAGCGTGGAGGCTGGTAATTACCTCGGTACCCATGCGCCTTATGGTTATGATATCCAACGTTTAAATAAGCGAGAACGTACGTTAACGATTAATTCAGAAGAAGCTTCTGTCGTAAGAATGATATTTGATTGGTATGCAAACGAGGATATGGGCGCTAACGCAATCAGAAGTAAGTTAAATGATCTTGGCTATAAAAGTAAGTTAGGGAATGAATGGAACCCTTATAGCATCTTGGATATATTGAAGAATAATGTGTACATCGGAAAAGTAACGTGGCAAAAACGAAAAGAAGTAAAACGTCCTGACGCTGTGAAACGTAGTTGTGCAAGACAAGATAAATCAGATTGGATTATTGCTGATGGAAAACATGAGCCTATCATACCTGAAAGCTTGTTTGAGCAAGTGCAAGAAAAATTAAACTCAAGGTATCACATTCCATACAATACAAACGGGATAAAGAATCCATTGGCTGGTATTATTAAATGCGCTAAATGTGGTTACAGTATGGTCCAACGTTATCCCAAGAACCGAAAAGAAACGATGGATTGTAAACACCGTGGTTGTGAAAACAAATCAAGCTATACTGAATTAATTGAGAAGCGTTTACTCGAGGCTTTAAAAGAATGGTACATCAATTATAAAGCTGATTTTGAAAAACATAAGCAAGATGACAAGTTAAAAGAAACACAAATTATTCAAATGAATGAAGCTGCATTACGAAAACTTGAAAAAGAATTAGTGGATGTCCAAAAACAAAAAAATAATTTGCATGATTTGTTAGAGCGTGGTGTTTACACTGTCGATATGTTTTTAGAACGTTCAAATGTAGTTTCTAATCGTATTACTGAAATTACTTCCACGATGGAAAACTTAAAAAAAGAAATTAAAACAGAAATTAAAAAGGAAAAAGTGAAGAAAGATACAATACCACAAGTGGAGCATGTTCTTGATCTGTACTTTAAAACAGATGATCCCAAAAAGAAAAACAGCCTCCTAAAGTCGGTTTTAGAAAAGGCTGTTTATAAGAAAGAAAAGTGGCAAAGGCTCGATGACTTCGAACTTGTGCTTTACCCTAAGCTCCCTCAAGATGGCGACATATAA